AAGAATTACTAAGATATATAAATCATAAATTGGTTGCTCTTTTCTTAGTAAGAGTAACTGGCGCGAGGAGGCGCTGATTATATGACAACACACTTTTCAAATGGTGTAACAAACGTACCTGGCAAAATGCAGGCATCGTCTTTGTTTACACATTCGAAACAACCAATTATTACTGCTAATGATAATGAATTTGCTTATCAAAACGATTTCGTTACATACAATGCAAGTGATTGGAATATAACAGAAACAGCTGCAGCTTCTACACAAGCTGCAAACTATGCTAATGGATTTTTAGTATTAGGAGACGATGGTTCACCTACTGCTAATGATGTTAACTTAGTTGAAGGCTACAATGTTTGGAACTACCAACAGAACAAACATCTTGCATTCGAAACTAACTTTGCAAGTATTGATGTATCTGAAGCTAACATTTGGGTAGGTCTAGCTAACACAGGATTTTCTGACCCAGCATCTTTACCAGATGACTGTATCGGTTTTTCTCACTTAGAAGACACTACTACTATCCAATTTGTTGCTAGAAAAAATGGAGCAGGTGTATCTCACACAATTTTAGATGGAGCAGGCGGAAGCACTTTAACTTTCTCTGACTCTACGGTTGCAACACAATCTGCAACTGCTGCTCAAATTCCAAGCAACACAGTCAAACTTGGTTGGAGATACATTCCACCAGGACAAGAAGGAGTAGGTACAACTGGAGTATACAGAGTTTACTATAATGGTTTAGCTCAAAAAGATGTTTCAGCTACAACTGTTCCTGATGACATTGGTTTAGCTATAGCTATGGGTACAAATACAAAAGGTACTACAACTACTAATTTGATGGTTGACTACATAAAAGTTATCCAACAAAGAGTAAGCTAATAATTAATTAGTGTGAGCTCCTTAGGGAGCTCATACAATTAAAGGAGATAAAAGAATGCCAAATGTAACAAATGTAAAAAGCAAACAAATACTTTTTGGAACAGATACGGATGCTATTTCTGCAGCCGGCACAGCAACGACTTTAGTTTTACTTAACAGCGGTCCTTGGATTAATGCACAAACAGTTACTCTAACTTCAAGCGCAGATAATTCTGGAATAACTTTTACGGTTGTAGGAAAAAATGCAGATGGAGATGCAACAACAAGCGCAGCAACTACTGGACCCGACAGCACTACAGTTGATGTAGCTGGAACTTGGTCAGAAGTAACTAGCATAACAGCGAGCGGTGCAATAACTACTAACATTTCTGCTGGAGTAAAAGATGGAGCCACTACTGGAACTATTTTTGCCGGAAGAACTAGAGTTAGAGGAATGTACGGAGTAGCGGGCGCAGGTGCTGGACGTGTGTTTATTAAAAACAGTTCTGCAACTACTGGTCCTAATAGATTAATCGTTGATGTAGATAGTGGAGAAGACATTGATCCTTATATTCCTGACAATGGAATACTCTGTGAAAACGGTGCATTTTTTGCTTATGATGGAACTGCAGTAGCAGGATTATCGATACAGTTTGACGGCTAGGAGGTAACGTATGGCAAATACGACTTCTGGTACATACACTTTCGGAAAAACTTTTTCTATAGATGATATTATAGAAGAAGCATATGAAAGATGTGGCCAGCAAGCTATGTCTGGTTATCAGCTTCAAGCAGCCAGAAGATCATTAAATATTTTATTTCAAGAATGGGGAAATAGAGGAATTCATTTCTGGGAAATAGGTTCTATGAACGTTTCTCTAGCCGAAGGTCAATCAGAATATATTTTTTATAGAGAACCTGCAGATGAAACTGCAGTAAGCAGCGCGTTTAATGCGAGCGGAATGGAAACTACATTAAGTGCAGCCATCGCAAGTACAACAGCAACAACAGGAATTACTTTAACATCAGTATCTGGTTTTCCTACTAATGGAACCGTTCAAGTAGGAACAGAAAATATTACATACACAGGAATTAGTGGAACAGAATTAACAGGAGTTGTTAGAGGCGCTAATAACACAACAGCAGCCACTCACTCTGATGGCGCAAAAGCAACTGCAATTGTAATTGGAATGAGTGATATATTATCTGCAGCACTTAGAGCAAATTTAGGAACTGTAACACAAGCTGATACTCCAATGACCAAAGTAGATAGATCTACTTATTCTGGATTTTCAAACAAACTTGCAAAAGGAACACCAAATCAATTTTGGGTTCAAAGATTTATAGACAGAGTAACTATGAATATTTATTTAACTGCAGATTCATCAAACGCTTCTAAAGTTATTCAATTATATTATATTAGAAGAATTCAAGATGCTGGTAAGTATGGAAATGCATCTGATGTTCCATTTAGATTTGTGCCTTGTATGGTTGCAGGTCTAGCTTTTTATTTATCACAAAAATGGGCGATTGATAGAACAGCAAATTTAAAATTATATTATGAAGATGAACTTGCTAGAGCGCTGCAGGAAGATGGATCAGCGTCTAGTACATATATAACACCTAAAACTTATTATCCATCAGTGAGTTAATTATGCCAAAATACGCATCAGGAAAAAGAGCATTAGCAATATCAGATAGATCAGGATTACAATATCCTTGGAGAGAAATGGTTACTGAATGGAATGGTGCATTTGTACATATTTCAGAGTACGAACCTAAACAACCACAACTAGAACCAAAACCAATTAGTGCAGATGCAGTTTCATTATTAAAAGTTAGACCATCTAGAACCGCTCCTGCAGTAGCAAGAATAATGCCAGACAATCCATTTGAAACATACGAAGCCGCTTCAAGTATTATTAATGTAACGTTTCCTGGACACGGTTTAACTGATGGAGACACATATAGATTCAGAGGTGCTTCTCAAGCAACAACAGCAAGTGGTGGAACTTTTCAATTTGCAAACCCACAAGGTTTTGATGGTATTACAGGAGTTAAAATTGCAAAAGCAGCAGGCTACGCAATTACAACTGGTATTTTTAGAGATGGCGCAAGAATTCAATCTGATTACGCAAAAGCAAATTTTTTTTATTTTACAGTTGAAACAGATACGGCTACATTAGGTGATCAAACAGGAGGAGGCGTAGGTTGCTCGGTAGGACCAGTAACTCTTGAAGCATAATGGCATTAACTTATTCACAACTACAGACTGATATTAGAAGTTATACTGAAGTAGACAGCACAGTGTTAACAGATTCTATTTTAACAACTATTGTTAAAAATGCAGAAAATAGAATTTATAGAGAATCAGATACTGACGATAACAGATTTTATGCAACATCTAATTTAATTGCTGGAAACAGATATGTAACTATTCCTTCTGATTTAAGAATTATTAGATTTATTCAATTAACTGATGGTGATGGTAATCAAACATATCTTCAAAAAAAGGACACTAGTTTTATAGCCGAGTATTATGAAACCCCTGGTTCTTCTGGTGGAACATCCCCTTTTTCAGGCTTACCTAAATATTATGCTAATTGGGATGCTAGTTTTTGGGTTGTGGCACCTACACCTGACAGCACTTATTCTATTACAATGGGCTATATCAAACAACCCACTACCATAACAACTAGTTCTAGCACAGAAACTTATTTAGGTAATAAATATCAGGATTTACTTTTGTATGGATGTTTGGTAGAAGCATATGGATACTTGAAAGGTCCTGTAGATATGATACAGTACTATGAGCAATCGTATCAACGAGCTTTACAATCGTACTCGATCGAACAGCAAGGTCGAAGACGCAGAGACGAATGGCAGGATGGAGTTATTCGAACACCTCTCAAATCAGATCCACCAGCAAGTTATTAGGAGATATTATGGCAAATTTAGTACCAGACGCATTTAAATCAGAACTCTTAAGCGGAACGCATAATTTTGCGAGCGGTGGAGATACTTATTATTTAGCTTTATATGCTACTACTTCCGCAACATTAGGTCCTTACACAACTTCTTCAACTGTTTATAGTTCTACAAATGAAGTAAGTAGTGTAGGAACTGGATACACAACTGGTGGTCAAGTATTAGATGGACAAGGCGTGACAGTTCCCGGTTCAAATACAGCAGTTGCTGATTTTTCAAATGAAATTTTTTCAAGTGTAACGTTGTCAGCTGTAGCTGCAGCAATTTACAATTCAGACAAATCAAATAAATTGGTTTGTGTTTTAGATTTTGGTGGAACTAAAACTGCAACAGCAGGAGATTTTACTGTTCAGTTTCCAAGTCCAACCGCAACAGCAGGATTAATTAGGATTGCATAATGGCATTAGTAATAAATGACAGAGTAAGAGAAACAACTACAACAACAGGCACAGGAGCAGTGACTTTTGCTGGAGCTGTAGACGGTTTTGAAACTTTTTCAGCTGGTATAGGAAATAATAATACAACGTATTATGCTATATCTTTAAATAGTGCTCAAGAATTTGAAGTAGGTTTAGGAACTTTAAATGCAAGTTCAACAACTCTTACAAGATCAACAGTTATATCAAGTTCTAATTCAGACGCCGCTGTAGACTTTTCTGCAGGATCCAAAGAAATTTTTTGTACTTTACCTGCTTCTAAAACAATTTATTTAGATGGTTCAGGTGATATGGTTGGTAGTGGAATTATTGTTAATGCTAACATAGATGCAAACGCAGCTATCGCTCATTCTAAAATGGCGGCTTTAACAACAAGCAGAGCAATGGTCACAAGTGGATCTGGATTTAGTTCGGCAAGTTCAGTAACAGCAACTGAATTAGGTTATGTAAGTGGAGTTTCGTCTGCAATACAAACACAATTAGATGCAAAAGCAAGTAATGGTTTTGCAACTGCAATGGCAATAGCATTATAGGAGATATATGGCACAGGATTTTGAATCACAAGGCGTACAAATAACAAACTCAGCAACAACTATTTTAACAGCAAATAGTGATGATGCAATTATTTCAATTAGATTGGCTAATATTACAGCAGCAGCTGTAACAGTTAGTGTATGGATTAATGAAGGTGGTTCAACACAAAGATATTTAGTGAAAGACGTGGCTTTACCTGCGGCGAGTAGCATCGAATTAATACAAGGAGGCGCTAAAGTAGTAATGCAAAATACAGACGTACTTCAAGGTCAAAGCTCAGCAGCTTCGAGTGTCGATACTTGGGTATCTTTTGTAGATAGTATTAGTACGTAATGAATTATGCCAAATATAGTAAATGGAATACAGTATATAGGCCAAGATGCTGCAGCAGAAGCGCTCTCAATTTATCATCACGCTTCGGCAATAGATGGTAATTTAACGATTGAAAACGCTGTGCTAGCGGGTCCTGTTTCTTTTGCTGATACATTAGTAGTAACAGGGACGTTGGTAGTAGTATGAGTAAGATAGAAGTAAATAATATCGAACAACAGTGTGGATCTACTCTAACTTTAGGTGCTAGTGGAACTACAGTAACTCTAGCTTGCGGAGCTTCACAAACAGGATTTGGTAGAAGCGGAGCGGTTAATTGGTGCACCACTGCAAAAACATCTCCCTTTACATCAGCTACAACTAAAGGATATTTTGTAAACACAACTAGCGGAGTAATTACTGTGACTTTACCAGCTTCACCATCTGCTGGACAGATAGTTGCGTTTAAAGATTATGGTGGCACTTGGGGTTGTAATGCCGTTACATTGTGTAGAAATTCTTCTAAAATAAATGGTCAGTGTTTTAACGTATCTTTAAGTACAAATGCACAATCCATTACGTTAATTTATGTAGATGCGACTAAAGGTTGGCAAGATATTCAAGATTCTACTTCTGATGTAACAGGAGCTCCCAACTATGTGACTGCTACAGGAGGAAATACTACAATTACTTGTGGAGATTTTAAAACCCATATTTTTACTGGTGCTGGAACTTTATGTGTTTCAGCTGGAGGAACCGCTTCTGGATCAAACACAGTAGACTATTTTGTAGTTGCTGGAGGAGGAAGTGGTGGAGTTGGTAGAGGGGCAGGAGGTGGTGCTGGTGGTTTTAGACTGTTTTCTAGTGCACCAGGATCTAATTCACCTTTAAATGCTCCATCAGGTTTATCTGTAAGTGCACAATCTTATCCTGTTTCAGTAGGAGCAGGGGGAGTGGCAAGATCATTTCCAGATCCCGCAGGTAGTAATGGTGCTGCTGGTTCAAATTCAATTTTTTCAACAATAACATCAGCCGGGGGTGCAGGTGGCGGCGGAGGAAATTATCCAAGTAATTCTACAGGAGCCGGTCCTTCAGGACAAATAAATGGTGGTTCAGGCGGTGGAGGAGGATATTATTCTAGTAATCCAGCTGCTTCAATAAATACAGGAGGATCAGGAAATACTCCTCCAGTATCTCCCTCTCAAGGAAATAATGGTGGAGATGGATCTCCTGATTCAGGCTCATCTGGTCCCACACCTCAAAGAGGTGGCGGTGGCGGTGGTGGCGCTGGAGCTGTAGGAACCAGCGATGCAGGAGGACCCGGCGGTGCAGGTTCTTATGTAGCTGATTCTTTTTTTGGTCCAACAGCTCCAAGTTATGGAACCCCAGGACCAGTTAGTTCAACAAGATATTTTGCTGGTGGTGGCGGCGGAGGAAAAGAAATTGCAGGTAGTCCGACAGGAGGCGATGGTGGAGGAGCTGGTGGTAGTGGTGGAAGTCCAGGTGCAGTTTCTTGTGGGGGCACAACTAATACTGGTGGCGGTGGCGGTGGAACTGGTGAAGGCGGCGGTGGAAGCTCTGCTGGCGGATCAGGTTTTGTAGCTATAAGGTATAAATTTCAAAATTAGGATTTTAAATGGGAGCTAGTAAACTTAAAGTTAATACAGTTGTAGCTCAGTGTAGCTCTACAATAACATTAGGTAAATGTGGGGGGACTGTAGCATTAGGCTGCGGAGCATCACAAAGTGGATTAGGTGCTACTGGCACTGTGGATTGGTGTACCACTGCAAAAACAACTCCTTTTACAGCAGTAAATGGAAAAGGTTATTTTATAAATACTGTAGATGGTTCTCCTTTTTTAAATTATACCGTCACTGTAGCAACTGGTGCTTTATATTTAGTTGGAGGAACAGGTAGCGCTTATTTTTTAGATGCATCTAGAACCACAGCTATTAATTTAATTAAAGATCGAACTTACAGATTTACTCAATCGGAAGGAACAAACGATAATCACCCATTAATAATTTCAACATCAAATTCCACTACGCTTGGTACATTTCAAGCTGGTATTGTTTCTACAGGAATTAGTTATTATTTAGACGGAGCGAGCACCCAATCTGATTATGTTAATACAACAACTTTTAATGCTGCAACAACAAGGTATATAGAATTTAAACCTGCAACATCGGGAACATTTTATTTTGGATGTTATATTCACGGTATTGGAATGGGTGGTGCAATAACAACAGCCAATTATACCGTAACACTTCCATCTTCACCAAGCGCTAACGACATAGTAGCATTTAAAGATTATGGAAATAATTTTAATACTAATAGTGTACAAGTATCCAGAAATGGATCAAAAATTAATGGGCAATGTCATTGCGCTACTTTGAGCACCCAAAGTCAATCCGTTACGTTAATTTATGTTGATGGCACAAAAGGTTGGCAAGACATTAATGATTCTCAAGTTCCTGCTTTAGGAGCTACTTTTGTTGCGGCCACAGGAGGAAATACCACAACAACTTCTGGAGATTTTAAAATTCATACATTTACGGGTAGTGGTACTTTTTGTGTATCTGCAGCAGGAAATGCTTTAGGTTCTAACACAGTCTCTTACGTAGTTATAGGAGGAGGCGCAGGAGGTGGAGGTTCTTGTCGAGCATCAGGTGGTTATGGAGCTGGTGGTGGCGGAGCAGGTGGCTACAGAGAAGGAAAAGCAGTTTCAGATACTTATTGTGCTTCTCCTTTAGCAACCACAGGTTTAGCCGTTGCAACAAGTCCAGGATCTTATCCAGTTACAATTGGTGGTGGGGGAACAGGTGGAGCAGAAAGCCCAACAGCCGCACAAGGTGGTGATGGAGTAGCTTCAGTTTTTTCAACAATTAGTTCTGCTGGTGGTGGCGGAGGTGGAGCTTTTGATAATTCTCCAGGTCCAATAAATATTGGTAGAGCTGGTGGATCAGGTGGTGGAGCAGGAGCAGGTGGTCACCCAACAGGAACACCTTATGCTGGTGGTGCAGGAAATACACCTCCAGTTAGTCCCCCTCAAGGAAATCCAGGAGCAACTATGCCAGGTTCAAATCAACAAGGAACTGGCGGAGGCGGTGCTTTAACAGCCGGAAATAGTAGTCCAGCTTGTTTACCGTGTGCAACAGGTGGCACTGGAGCGACGTCAACAATAAATGCTACCCCAACTGCAAGAGCAGGTGGAGGTGGTGGTCATAGGGGTGCTGGAGGAGCAGGAGGTGGTGGAGCAGGCGGACAATCACCAGGACCGGCAGTAGCAGGAACAGCCAATACTGGTGGTGGAGGCGGAGGAGCTGGATATTTTGTTGGCCAAGCTTGTGGAGCAGCAGGAGGCTCAGGAATAGTAATAATTAGATACAAGTTTCAATAGACAAAAAAATATGGTAAGAATAAAATAGATTATGGCAAGTATAATAAAATCAGATAATATTCAAAAAGTTTCAGACGCTTCTAACATTATTAAAAAGTGTGGATCTACGATTACGTTAGGTTCGAGCGGGGCTACGGTAGCTTTAGCTTGCGGTGCAACTCAAACTGGATTTGGTCGTACTGGTACAGTTAATTGGTGTACTACAGCAAAAACTTCACCTTTATCAGTTGCTTCAGGTAATGGATATTTTATTAACACAACTAGTGGAGCGATTACAGTTACGCTTCCTAGTTCCCCTTCAGCTGGGGATATAGTAGCATTTAAAGATTATGCTAATACTTGGGATGATGCGTGTAAAGCAGTAACAGTTGGTAGAAATGGTTCTAAAATTAATGGAGCTTGTGCTTGTGCAATTTTAAACACAGAATCTCAATCAGTAACTTTAATTTATGTAGATGGCACAAAAGGTTGGCAAGATATTCACGACTCTACTTCTAATGTAACAGGTAATCCAGGTTTTACTGTAGCTTCAGGTGGAACGGAAACAAATTCTCCTTGCGGTGATTATAAAATTCATACTTTTACTGCAAGTGGTCCATTAAATATTACAAACGTAGGAACACCAGCGGGAGGAACAGATAAAGTTTCTTATATGGTTGTGGCAGGAGGAGGTTCTGGAGCAGAAGGTTGTGGTGGCGGAGGTGCAGCAGGTGGATTTAGAGAAGCTAAAGTCCCTTCTGATCCATATACAGATTCACCTTTAGACGCAGGAACAGGTTTAGCAGTTTCAGTACAAGATTATACAATAACAGTAGGAGCAGGAGGAGCAGGTCAACCTTTAACTGGTCCATACCAACCTGGAAGTAGTGGTTCAAATTCAGTTTTTAGTTCAGTCACGTCAGCTGGAGGTGGCGGTGGTGGAGGTGGACCAAATGCAAATCCTGGAGTTGATGGTTTAAGTGGAGGTTCAGGTGGCGGTGGAAACCCTCAAGGTTCTGGCGGTGCAGGAAATACACCATCAGTAAGTCCATCACAAGGATTCGCTGGAGGAAATGGAAATAAATCTCCTGGTGGAAACGCTGGAGGAGGTGGCGGTGGAGCTAGTGCTGTTGGAACTGCAGGAACTGGTGGATCATCCGCTGGATCAGGTGGAGCTGGTGTTACAACATCAATTACAGGATCTCCCGTTCAAAGAGCTGGTGGTGGTGGAGGTGCTTGGAGTAATGGAAGTTCAGGATGTAATGGCGGTGCTGGTGGTGGCGGAAAAGGCGGCTATCCAGGAGGAAATGCAGTAGCAGGAACAGATAATACTGGAGGCGGTGGAGGAGCCGGAGGAATAGGACCAGTTCCATCAGGTGCTGGAGGATCTGGTATAGTGGTAGTAAGGTATAAATTTCAATAATGAGTACAGTTAAAACAAATACGTTAACAAATAGAACAGGCAGCACACTTACACTAGGTGAGTCAGGCACAACAGTAACCTTAGCTTGCGGTGCAACTCAAACAGGTTTTGGTAGAACAGGAACTGTTGACTGGTGTACAACCGCTAAAACAAGCCCTTTAACAGCTGCATCAGGCAAAGGGTATTTTGTAAATACTTGCGGAGGAGCTGTAACAGTTACACTTCCTAGTAGTCCAAGTGGTGGTGATATTGTTGCGATAAAAGATTATAAAGGCACTTTTCAAACAAATAATGTTACTCTAGGTAGAGGTGGTTCTAAAATTAATAGTCTGTGTATTGATGCAACATTAAGCACAGAAGGTGAATCCGTTACAATGATTTATATAGATGGTACTCAAGGATGGATGAATGTTCAAACAGATGCAACGGTAACAGGAAATCAATATATACAAGCAACTGGTGGTAATGCAATAGTAACTTGTGGAAATTTTAAAACACATATTTTTACAGGTAGTGGATGTTTTGCAGTTGCTTCCGCGGCAGTATCAGCTCCTAATAATGTAGTAGATTATTTAGTAGTAGCCGGAGGTGGCGGTGGTGGTACCGGTGGTGTTCCAGCTTATATGGGAGGGGCTGGAGGTGCGGGTGGATTTAGGTATTTTAGTGCATTAAGCCCAGCGGGTAGTCCATTAGTGGCTCCTGCGGGAGTAACAGTTTCAGCATCCCCTTATACTATTACAGTAGGAGGTGGAGGAGCTAGAGGTTGTGGACCTCCATATCAAGGTTGTAATGGAGGCGTTTCAACTTTTAGTACAATCTCTTCAGCAGGTGGTGT